CCCTGGTAAGCCTCTTCTCCACGAGCCATCTTCTCTGCGTGCATTAGCTGTGCATCAGACATAGCCATTTTTGTTTTCTGTCTGTTAGAATAAATTTTACTTCCAGCTTGTAAGGCTATCTTTGCTAAACTAAACCATGCCATAAATTACTCCTATAATTTTCTTGTTGTATCAACAACATTTTCTAAAACTTTATTTAACTTTTTATACTTACTGTCATCATCTCTTGAATTAGCATCATCACAATAAGATTTTAAAACTTGTTGTATTCTACTTTTTCTTCTATCAGATAGATAATTATACATTTTGAAGTAAATATCAACTGCACCCTTACCTCTAACACGCCATCTCCATGTATCTTTGTGATGTTCTTTTCTTTTTTTTACAAAAACAACAGAGCCTTTTTGAAAATAATCTTGAAGACGTTGAATTACGTCTTTATCTGTCATTTCAACTGATATTGAAGGTATTCTATAATTTTTTCTTGTTCTCTCATAAGAGATACACCCTTCGCCTTCTATTACTCCAGCGTAATATGCTTCTCTATCTAAGCCCGATGAATTTCTTTCCTGAGACTTGGACATCTTTGATTCCTTTGATATCCGTTTTTGCACCAGTCTCCCTATGGGGACAACCACCTGATTTGAGTCCTTGTGGATTAGGGCCTCTCTCTGGTGGAGGTCCGAATCTTTTACCGCCACTTAAACCTCCTGTTTGTTTACCTGAAACTGGTACGCAGTTTGGAACCATTTTGTTACCTTTTTTCTTCATTCCTTTTTGTATGTAACCGTCCCAACATGTTCCTTGCTTATATGCCATTATTTTTTCCTAGCTATGTCTAATTTTTGTTCAGCTATTTCTAATCTTTTATCAGAGGCTTCATCTTGTTGTTGTAATTTTTCTCTTTCAAATCCAAGCTTCTCTTGTTGTCTCGCATTTTCCATATTTTGTCTCATTTCAGCCTCACCAATTTTTCTTTGTAAGTCTGCAGCTTTTAGATCAACTTCTTGTTGTTTAATTCTTACCAGTGGGTCTTGTTTAGCCATATTAGTTTGCATTTCACCTTGTACTAATGATGTAGTTATTTCTGCAACTGCGGTTGCAACTGCGTTATCAAAAGCAATTTTGAAAGCTTGTGGATCATTTTGTTGTAATTCCATTAAACCTGCATCTTGAGATATCTGTTCAGTTACTTCTTTACGTGCTTTGTAAGAAATATGATCTGATATGTGTGATTGTAACAAAGCATAAACTTGTGGATTTATCTGAACCATTCTTGAACCCATAAATGCCATGTGTGCAGCTATGTGAGCATCGTGATCTTGAAATTCAAAAGCTGTAAGTAGCTTCATTTGTAAAGCTCTAGCATTTTCTTTCGCTGGATCCATTGGTTCAGGCTGTTTTGGTGGTGGTTTTAGTAAAGTATCGATTTGTTTAGTGCCTAAAGCTTCATAAACACGTCTGTAAGCTTCATAAATGTTGTGTAAAGCTGGATTTGAGCTAGCGATTTGTAATTGTGTCTGTGCTAACGTCACTCTTTGGCTCATAGACATGATATTTGGGTCTGCAACAGGTAAAATATCTACTTTTGAATCAAAATCTTGAGATTTAATTAATCTAGGACCACCATAAACGTCATAAGGATACTCTGGTGGTAGATATTCTGCACAAATTCTTGATAAAATTTTAAATTCCATACGCATTGCGTAGTAACAACGCTTATGAACACCACTCATAACTCTAGAACCACGTTCTAAGAGAGCTATTGTCGTTCCTACAGCCCTATTTTGAGTGTCATTACCTATCGCTGTATCAGTTATTGCAGCAAATTTTTGTCCTGCTTGTACTACAAAACCTAATAATTGAAATAATGTTGTACTTGGTTCTGAAAAAGGTAAATTAAAAAATTGATCTCTTATGTTTCCACCTGGTGCATCAACGTCTCTAAACTCTCCAGGTTGAATTGGTTGATCATCATCACGCACTCTTATACCTCTAGACTTAAATCCAGCAGGTAAATTTTTTAAAGTACCAGCATCTATCAATTGTCTTAATGCAACTGTAGCAGCTCTCGATAAACCACCTATCATATGAATTAAACCAAAGCCATAAAACCCTAATCCAGGTAGAAACTTGTAATGAACAAAATATTCTATTCTTGTATAGTTAGGATCATCTAATCTATAGTTTCTGTATATCGATAAGATCTCTCCTGAACCTTCATCAACTGTAACTATGTATGGAATCTTGATTGCTTTTTTAGATTTTTTATCAAAGTTTTCATAATCGTCTAAATTTAAATCAACATGCATTTCTAATATTGTATGTAAACTATCTGACTCAGTTTTTT